TTAATATTAAAACAGGTATAGAATTTATTCCATGCATAAGTCGTGATGGATATAGAAAAATTAAAATTGCTGGGAAAACTAGGTTGATACATCAACTTGTTATGCAATATTTTGGCCCTCAAAAACCCGATGAGAAATACCAAATCGACCACATTAATCGTAATAAACTTGACAATCGAATTGAAAATCTCAGATGGGTTACATCTCGCGAAAATTGCAATAACAGAGTAACTAGTAATCCTATTGGCGAACGTTCCATAGACTTCCAAACACAACGTGAGTATATACGTTATAAGAATCAAAAACGTATCAAAAAGATAGGTATTGATGCTAGACGGAAGTATGCTAGAGAACAATATCATAAGTCTAAATCTCAATAATGATGACTAATGCATTAGAATTAAGTGTAATGTATTCTTGTTGTAATGTAATTACGCCGCCTGTTACACTGTCTTTTGTAAATGCCCAATAGCCAACAACGTCATTTCTGTTTTTAAGAAAAGTGGAAGGAAGGACATTATTGCCCTCCTTGCACATCTTTTTATAAAGCTTAATTGCGCCGAGTTCTACGCATTTCCAGCCATTATCGGTAGAAACTGACCATGTGCCTTTGATTGCTTCTCTAACATCTTCTATTTTAGAACCTTGGTTAATAGTCATATTATCTCCTTAAACTGGCGTTTTCAAAATATCAAATCTTAAACTTGCGTCAGAAATAACGAAATCAGAATCTTCAGAGAACATTACCTTGATTACACACTGTCTATTTCTTCCAAGATTAAGCCAAGAAAGACGAGAAGAATATTGACCACGTTCGCCTAAATTACCAGCAATAACGTTACCAAAAGTATAGCCTCCATCATTAGAAATCTGTAATAAGCATTCTGAAAGTTTGCCATAGTTTTCAATAGAACCAGCATTACATTCAAGATTAAGCTGATAAAGAACAAACGGCTTATAGTCTGCTGTGATTACAGGAGTCTGTCTAACACGATATAAAGGTAAGCTATCAGTGGCATTAAAATCTTCCTTATAATAATTTTCATCAAGAATATACAGATTACCATTTTCGCAACAGCCTGTAATAATCTTGTTATTGAACCATACAGCATATAATGGCATATATGGTTTATTTTTAGAAGTGTAGTAGTTTCTAGAACTTCTGATATGCCATTCACCAGTCATAACGTCAAAACAATAGGTTTCATTGCCTACTGTAAACAAATAGAAGTTATGGTTATTAATGGAATATGTCCAAGCACGAGTATTGGAAATTTCATTCTCGTTAAGGATTCTGTCAAGCCATTCTTCTGAAATCTTTGTAACCTTTGTGCCTTCAATCATCAAAACGCACTTAGCATTAGCCTTACCTGTTCCTATACAGAACTGTGTCTGATTAACAGAAGCCAAAGAATATTTAGCTTCGAGACCTTGTTCCTTGTTGATTGTGTAAGAAACTCTTTGCCAAGTCTGATAAGATTCAGCGTCACCTCTCTGCCAGAATTCAATAGAAGACGGACCGTAAAGTGTTAGTAACGCACCGACTGAATAAATGGCTGTAACTCTGTCAGAAGAAGATTCAGCATTGAAATACATCTGAACGCCGTAATCATCTAAGAAACAGTATTCACCAGAATCAACTGGCTTTGTTTTTACTGTAATTTCATCTTCTTCATATTGAACTTTACCGTCTACAATATCAAATACTTGGCGTTGTGCTTGAGACAAAGGATATGGCTTAGAATAATAAACGTAACCAGAACCAAGGTCATTCAAAACAATAGAACCAGAAACTACAGCTATATGTGTAGGTCTGATATAATTGGTTTCTGTAATTCTCTTAGGTAAAGTTATTGCTACAGACTCACCTTCTTTAATATCGTAACCATGAATAGAAACACCATCTACCCACATCAAAATATCACGTTCACCAGCAGATTCTGCAAATTCAACTTTGTTACCAGAAGTATACTGACCAATTACTTCAATATTGTAACCATTGTCTATTCTGTAAATGTTACCGATATATGCGACAAAAAGGGACTGAGCATAGTTCATTTCCCTTAAGCCAGTAGACGGAACAAACATACCGTCAATTTGACCAGAATCGCCTAGTGATAAAAGATATTTAATACCAGGACAACTCTGCATAAAACGTCTTGCATCATCCTTAGAGCCATTAAAACCAGAATACATATTGCGAGACATAGCTGCACCTGCAATATTCGGATTCTTAGTCTTGGCTGTAGAACCAACAAAACTGTAAACTAATGAATTAGCCATTAAAACTCCTTACCATTGATTTGGTGCGAAACCGTTATAGTAATTATCAAGATAAGAACCACCAAAACCTTCATAAGTCATTGGACGGTTAGAATTGTTAGTTCTCTTCAGTAATCTTACGCCATTTGCAAATTCCTCGTCAAATATAGGTTTGACATCCAATAACTTATAACGTAAGCAAAGTTTAGAACAAATACCATCTTCAAGAATAGAAATAATTTTTTCACTGAAATAAAGACGGTCATTTAATTTATATTCTGGAATTTTCTTAAGATATGTAATTCTATACTCAATTGGTTGCACAGAATCTGTTTCTATAATGAAAACCTCATAATTGTATTCAGTATCAATAACTTTAATTTTTTCTAACTGAGTTTCACATGTATAGAACACAGGCAGACCCATCTTAGTCTTAGAATCTAAAAGCTGACGTTCTGCTGGTAAAAGTTGGATATAACGTACACCTAGTTTTCTTGACAATGTAACAACTCTATCTATCAACGGCTCTATAATTAAATCTGGCCATTTATCAAAACCGTTCATTGGAACTGTATATTTTATTTGACCTTCAGCATTAACAGTTCTAAATTCATTGCCTACTTTTAATACACAACCAGGCTTATAGTTTGTTAAATCAGTTGGCCAACTATCTAATTCATACCAACCTTCTGGTAATTTTTCCATAATTCTAATTCTTCCACCAGTCTTAAAACAGTTAACCGTTTCTACATCTGAAAGAATCAGATTCTGACCATTTAGCTCAGCTATGAGACACATTAAATCATTAAGTCCTTGCATAGCCTGTGTACCTGAACAAGATTGGCCATCTCCAATCAATGAACATCTCTGAAAACATTGGTTGATAAGTGCGTTCACTGTCAACATTTAAATACTCCTTGGGGGTTTACAATTACCCATATTATTACTACATTTATTTATATTGTTTAAAAAGAAGGTATAAAATGAGAGAAGTGCAAATTTCTAAAAAATACAAATTAAGAGAAGATGGTATTTTAATTGATATTAAAACTGGTGAAGAACGACATGGAACCAAAATTAGACAAGGCTATGCAGTTGGTGTTAATGGTAAAACGTTACTTGTTCATCAATTAGTTATGCAATATTTTGGTATTGAATGCCCTGGTGAAGAATATAAAATCTGGCATAAAAATGGAAATAATCTTGATAACAGAATAGAAAACCTAGAATGGGTTACATTAAGTCAAATTAATTCAAGACGTCCCGATGCATTACCTGAAGGCGAACGACGATGTGATTATGAATCAATAGAAGAATACAATAGAGCAAAATGTAGAAGATATTATGAAAATCATCAAAATGAACAATATCTTAAACACAGAGAAAAAAGACTTATAGAAGCTAAAAAATATAGAGAATTACATCATGAAGAATGTTTAGAAAGAACACGTAAATGGAGAGAAGAAAATAAAGAATATGTAAGTCAGAAAAATAAAGAAGCTGTTAAACAAAGAACTCGTGAAGAACAAGAAAGATTAAATCAAATTCGGCGTAATAATTATGCAGAAAGCGAAGAAAAGCAAGCTAAGCATGTAGCTGAAAATGTTGCATATCAACAAGAACATAAGGAAAAGGTCAAAGCATATCAAAAAGCATGGCGTGAGGCACATAAAGAACGTGTAAATGAACTAGCCAAAATTCAAAGAGAAAAACACAAAGATAAACACCTTGAAGCTTGTGTACGCTGGGCAAAAGAACATAAAGAACAAATTGCAGAACGACGTAGGCAAAGAATAGCAGAAAATCCAGAATATTATAAAGCAAAAAGTAGAGCTTGGAAAGAAGCAAATAGGGAAAAGTGTAGAGAATATTGTAGAAAATATAGAGAAAAGAAAAAGGCCCAGGAAAATCCTGAAGCCTTTATAGATGTTATTTCAAATCAAGATTAAATCTTGAAGTAGCCAACTACAGCCTTACGAGGATCCGGAAGGGTAACTGCGTATGGGAGGTCCAAACGAGTTAAGGTTTCCATTCTCTTACCGTCACCGTAGGTGCTCATCTTGATAGAAACGTTGTTAACCGATTCAGTAACGTTCTCAGAACCCGGAAGGTCTGCGAATGTATACTTATCGAAACCAACAGCGTCTTCAGTACGGCACTGACCGAGAGCATACTTACCAGTTGCAATAGCAGTGGTCAAGCTACCAGTAGCAGCAGTGAGAGCTTCATCAACATAAGCATTAGCGTTATTGATGTTGTGACCCTTAATAGCGAGACGGATAGAAGGAACTGCAGAATTGTTATCAGCGATAACATAGAGGTCCTGATCAGTTTCCATACCGTCAACACCGATGACCTTAGCACCAGGGAACTTGAACGGGAAGAGCGGAGCATTGTCAGTAATAGCTACGTCATAACCAGCTGTGATAGTGTTATTAGAAGCATCCTTAGCTGTGATAGCAGTCGTAGAGAAGGAAGCAGTCGGAGCAGCTGTCCATTCAACAACTGGCATGAGGCTTTCTTCGATAACAGAAGCGCCAGCATACTGACCTAAATAAGCGTCCTTATAAATCTTAGACTGGATTTCAGACGGAATGAAGTTTGCGAGACCACCAGCAGCGATAGTACCAGCAACAGTCGGCTTAACGAAAGATACCTTAGTACCAGCAACACCAACTTCGTCAAGAGCCTTGGACATATCCGTAAGAGTCTTGAAAGAAGCATTACCAGAAACTGCCTGGAAAGCCTTCGGAACGGTCTGGTCGATAGCGTCCTTTTCAACAGAACGTGCGAGCTTGATACCACGCGGCTTTGCAATTTCGTTGGTGAAAGATTCAATGTTGGTCAACTTATTCCATGCATCGAGCTGAACAGAAGTGTTCTTGTTCTGAAGAGTAACAGCAACTTCAACTTCATTGATGTTATCCGGATTAGCTTCGAGACCGTCGCTAACTTCACCCGGGTCAGGAATATAAACAGAATAAGTCTTACCATACTTCTTACCTTCGAGTTCACCCTGAGTCATGTAAGAGTGAGCTTTCTTCAAATACGGAAGGTTGTCATAGACTTCGCCTGCGATGAGTTTTACTTTCTTGTTGTTTGAAAATGTGCCATGATTTGTTACATCTGCCATAATATGTTTCCTTTATGAAATGTTAATGTGTTCTTAAATAGTTCAAAATTGAATCGTCAGAATCGAAAATTGAACCTTGTTTAGCCTCTGTACCAAGTCCCGGCTTTCCGATGACTGGCACCGATGGTTTATTTATTTCGTTACGTAAACGGTTTTCTAAGTCCCTAATCATGAACTGTCTATCCATTGGTGTAACGTTGTCATTGAACATCTTTTCAACTTCTTCAGGTTTCGTAGCAAATTCATAAAGAATCTTCGGACCTAAATCAGACCTCATGATATACTGGGCAACTTCCTTGTCCTCGTCAATCAGTTCGCCTAATCCATTCTGAAGAGCAGTTCCGATAGCTTGTCTATACTGTTGTTCTGCTTCAGGAGTCTTAAATAACTTTTTGACGTTATCATCCTGTCTTGTCTTATAAGCCTGAACTTCTTGTTCCTGTTTTGCCTGTTCGCTATACTTCTGCTGTGCTTCTTGCAATTTCTGATTCCACATGTTGTCGAATCTTTGCTGCACTATAGCATCAATATAGGAATCATCGTCCTGGAATTGATTTCTGTTCAAAGGTTGGAATTTTTCAGGGTGTTCAAGTCTATCTAAACGTTCGAGCAACTCATTATATTGAGTTTGTAACTGAGTATATTGTCCTTCATATTTGGCTTTTTGTTTGCCTAATTGACGACGGAAACTATACTGCATTTTCTGCTCATGTGTTAGACTATTCTTGTCTACGCCATGATTTTCCCCGTTCTTAGCCGTTTCGAACACATTAGTTTCTGGAACATCTTGATTGGCGAAATCTTGAGTCTCAGACGGCGTGGTTTCTTCAGAATTACCTGTTTCTACTTCGCCTGTAGCAACCTGTTCTTCTTCATCACCAACTAAATCATAATTTGTCATATTTATCCTCTCGAGTCTTTACGCGCTCGTTGCGTATCTTTATATTTATAAAAAGGTTTACAACGCTCAAAAAATTTACTATATTTAAAACATGATTAAAGAACATCCATTTTTAAAAAATCTGCTTATATCTGACGATGGTAACGTTTTTATTCCTAAAAGCGGAACTAATAAAGAACATTGGACTTATGGCTCTAAAACAAAAAATGGATATTTACATATACGTTTTAATAAGCATCACTATTTCGTTCATAGGCTTGTAGCTGAAACTTTTATACCCAATCCAGATAATAAGCCATTCGTTGACCATATTGATAGAAATCGTCAAAATAATATTGTTTCTAATTTACGTTGGGCTACAGCTGAAGATAATCAAAATAATACAAACAGAAATAAGCCAAAAGGTAAAAGTTTAAAAGATTTTGAATCTAGTAAAGAATATTATGCAGATCGAGGTCGTGATAGATATAATAATGAGCCTGGATATAAAGAATATCACAGAGAGTATTTAAGAAAATGGCGTAAAAATCATTCCATGAAAACTCCTTGACGACATTTTCTTTCCAAAACAAGACCTCTAGGCATATCAGCCATTGCAAAAGTCAAAGCAAAGCTGTCTGCACTGTCAGGAGAACGTTTTAAAATTAATCTAATGTCGTCTTTCTTTATTAACTGAACCTTGTCATGAGCTGAGAGTTCATAACGTGTAGCTTTCAGTTCTTCTTTCATTTTATCGTCAATTCCATTAATGCCATGTTCTGTAATATAACGTTTTGCATTAACATACATTTCAGCACGTTTATTTAAATAAGCTGGGTCTTCTGGAGAACCGCCAAATGGAATTAAATATGTAAAACTCTTATAATCAGAATCCATCAATAATTCATAAAGACCTTGACCATAAGCCATGTCTATTGCGATATGTGAAATATTGTTTACGCCATACTCATGAATAATAGTCTTTAAATCTGCAAACAAATCTTTTGCAGAAGCTAGAACCTTTCTGATAATCTTGACTATTGTATTACCTTTTCTGACAACAATACAGTTACAGTCTTTACCAAAACCAGACAAGTCGCAACCTATCGCAATACAGCTACCAGACATAGGAGCAGCTTCTAAAAGTTCATCAGTAAACAATACACCAGAATTATTGTCTTCACATTCAACACCTTCAAATTCTCTTAGCCATTGTTCTTCGGATAGACAAGTTTTTCTCATCAATTCGATTTCAGCTGGTTTAATCTTTTTGTTATCAGAAGTTTTAGCTGTAATGACTTTGATATTTCTATCTTTTACAAATGACGTTACCCAATTAGCCGGTCTAGGAGTTGAGCACATAATAATTCTTGGGTCTTCATCAAGGTCACGTTGACAATAAGCTAATACTTCATAAAGATTTGGCGGGGCTAGACATACTTCGTCAAGAATGGACAACTGAATCCTGGAAAAACCACGAACTGAATCCATATTGGAGTATGACGAGAAATATATGACGCCTGTCTCGCCATAAGTTATTTTCATTGATACCTTATGAACTTCAAATTCACCAGGTTTTAGAATTTCATAAAGGCGTTGAATACACTCAGCCATGATAACTTCTGTGAGTGCCCTATAGTCCTGTGCCATAATCAATACACGTTGACCTTTTAATAGTGCAATAACCGCGATTAGAGACGCGATAAATGACTTTCCACTACCTCGCCCTGCTCGTAGATAGATCATGTCCTCTTTGCACTCCAGAAGTTCTTTCTGGTGTTTAAAAAGTTTATAGTGTATATCCATTATGCGTCTTCAATTATTATATTAATCTGATTATCTGAATCTACTTTAGCTTCTATCGATTGTTCTATCTTTTCACTATATTCAGCTTTCCAACGTCTAGACATTATGTTAAAGTATTGCGGCTTACCTTGTACAATATAACTAAACGTCAAATCATTCAGACATTTAGCTTTCATTGCAGTAAACCAGTCAACCATCAAGTCAAGATATTCTTTTGTTTCTTCACCAATTTCATCCGGCTTTGTTTCGTTTATATTTCTAGGATTCCAAAGCGGACTTTCTTTTTCATTTTTTCTCTGCTTTTTATACGTGGTTATTCTTAAATCTTTAGGGAGATAAGTTTGTATTTTAGCCATGAACGATGATATTGTAGTATAATTATACTCTTTAGCATGAGAGTTAAAATTGATTATAGACATAGTTATGCCAGTTGGGCAGTAGCCATTTTCTTCTACTTCCATTCTGTCAAAATTGCCCATGTTAATTTCAGGCTTTTCAAAATTTTCTAAAAGGAACTGCATCTGTGCAATTCTCTTGTTCATTCTTTGACGGTTCAAATCTGTAGCATGTCCCATCTTAACCTCCCGTCATCATTTTTAAACGCTCATTCATCTCCTTAAGGAGCTGTTTCAGTTCTTTAAGGTCTTCCTTATAATTTAAAACCTGTGGAGTTTCCTCTTTAGGCTCCACAGGTGTTTTCTTAACAGAATTCTTCATAAAATGTCCTCGGTGTGGATTAACGCCACATTCGCCTAACATTTTATTTATAAAGGATAAGATCTTGTCTTAATAGAGTCATCATCAACCCAGAACTCTGAACCTGCTGGGAATGCACCATGCCAGTCAGTTCTTACAGCAGGATAGACCGTCATAGGAGAGTAGCTTTCGTTTCTGACTCTCAAAACAGTGCCGAAATTACAAGATCTGCCATTATCATTTTCAGTCTTCGGGAAAACGATAGGATTTTCACTGATATAATCCTCAGCGGTAGTAGTGGTAGACTTAACACCGAATCTAAGACCAACATCTTCTGCACAGTCATAAGAACCTATCTCAGCATCGTAGAAAATATCACTTTCAGAACGTGCAGGCAATTCAAGTTCCATCGGCTGTCCTTCGTTTTCATTACTCTTAAGGAAGACATAATGAGCATTATATGCTGTAGAACCGTCGAAATCAAGTCCAGAAGTAGATGTAGTCTGAGACGAAACTTGTGGAACCTGATAATAAGCAGTATTCATATCTACACCAGTTGCATAGTCTGCTTCTCCAGAAACACCAGATTCCCAAACGAAGCATCTCATCTGTGAAGAAATAGAATCATTAACGAATGTATAGCCTCTCTTAGTACCTGCAGCTGCCTGTGTGTCAAGGTTAAAGAAATAATTACCACCCATGACATTGTAATAAGGAATAACTACACCAGAATTTTGTATAACTTCTTTTACCTTTTCTAAATCAATAGAAGCGGTATGAACGTAATAAACTGGATTACTTGCTCCGCCACCATTTGCGAAGACGACATTATTTGAATTTACGATTGCGCTCATTTTAAAAACTCCTTACTTATTTATTTAATGATATACTACTTCATAGTTTATGCGTTTAAATGGCTGATCTCCACGTTCGTCTGTAACATCTGTAATTGTCTGGCCTGATACAGTCCAAGCAGAACCTATATAACCAAATCCACAAGCTGTAGGTGTAAAATCCCAAGCTGTACTTTCTGAACTGAACACTGCGCTCCTTAATGTACCACCATAGCCAAGAGTGCCTGGAAGATATAAAAGAGATTTTATGTGATGTTGGTTATTTTCTGTACCACCATAAAAATATAGATTATACGGAGCACTACCTGTTCTATCTGTGTAGGCAGTAACAGTGAATTTTACTGGAATTTGTGGAATACTTGCTAAATAATATCCATAATATAAGCCATTTCCTGTTACAGGTTCATATACTTTAGTATTGAATGTGCTAGATTGTCCTGTAGCTGTATATGTTGCTGTTTGTGTATAGTTAGCTTTAGCTGTAACATTACCCCCATTGAAATTAAATTGAGAGCCTGTTAAAGTAGCTCCAGTTATGGAATAGTTATTAAAAAAATAACCATTGTTTGGTGTTTGTGATAAAGTTACAGTGTCACCATCATATCCACTAAGTTTATTAGCAGCTATAGTTCCACCTTGAGTTTGGGTTAAAGTTAGATATCTAGGATCTGGAATATAATACTTTAAAACGAGCTCATTACCACCAAAGGTAAGAGTCTCGCCATTAAATGCAAATGATTTTGTGTCTATTACATAACTCATAGATTACCAGTTTGCAGAAGCAGATTGAACGTGATTCAATAAAGCTTTAAGTGCTGAAATATCACTAGTATTCAATGTCTGATTTAATGACCAATCATCATTATAGAAATTAATATAGCCAGGTGTTAAATCTACGGCGCCTCTAGTTCCATCACCAGCAGAACCTTCAATTCTAAATCTTGTAGCTCCATCTCCTGCAGTAGTATACCAACGGTTGTTTCCTGTAGAGTCATAAACATCCATTCCACGTGGACCAAATGAAGCAGAACCATGACTATTCCAGAATCTTAATCTTTCAGAACCTAATTGCCATACTTTAGAAGCTTCAGGATCTTCAAACGATGTTATTGCAGAATTAGCAGAACGATAAACTAAAGCACCATTAAATAGACCTATACTAGAACAAGTTCCATCAGCATAGCTAGAATGCGAATTAGGACCGATAGTCCCAGAATTCCAGTTCATCTGTAAGAAACCACCACCTGCACCGTCTACTTCAGCCCAGAATGAATGGCCATCTTCATAATTCTGACCAACCTGTAAATGAGCTTCATTCTCATTTTCCTTATTCTGGTTATACATTTCAACCCAGCCAGAAGTAGAAGTAACTCTAATACCAGAAGCTATATTGTAAACTGTAGTTCCTGAATCACCTGTAGTTATGTTTGTATATGGCAGATATTGTCCAGAAACACCTATAAAAATAGTATCATTTGGTTTAGTAATAGAAATACCAGATACACCACTAACAGGAACTTGAGGATTAGAACCACCAGCATTAAATGCCGTTCCATTATAACCAGTAATCTTTCCGTTTGCAGTTTCCCAGCCACCAGTTACGACAGTTGCAGTCTGAGAAGATATAGCACCATTTGCAGAAGTAGAAGATACAGCATAGCGGCTACGTTCAGAAGACAATGCAGAACTGTTATATCCAGTGATATAACCATTGCCAAAGTTCAAAGCACTTTCATACATGACTCCTTCGACTTCTGGTAATCCAGAAATACCAATAACAGTAGAAGCAGAAGTATCTTCAACGAAATAGAGTGGTGATTGCACTCCAAGTCTTGCTGTTTGCGCAGAAATGGTTCCTGTGGTCGTAGAATTGTCAACGACTATTGGAGATATACCTGTGTAAATTTTGCCTTCAGAAGGTGATTCTGCGTGAAATGCGGAACCACTATAACCAGTGATTTCATTACTTTCATTATACTCCCAACCGTCAGCTACATAATTTGCGCTTTCTGCCACATAAGTATAGTTTGCAGTTTCAGCTGTAAAAGCACCATCTGCAGATACAGCATAGAGAGCGTCACCAGAAATACTAGAAACGAGATGACCACCTGGAGTATATTCAAGCGAAGAATTCTTTACATAAGGAAGGTCAGAAACATCTTGGTGAGAAGAAAGATAAGTTTCGGTTATCTTGTTACCGTCACTATCATATGTAGCAGAATCTGCGGACTTTACTGCTGTTATATTGTTAACTGCTTCATTATAAGCATTAGCAGAAGCTGCAGTAATATCATCTGACCAATCTTTTCCTGATACAATATGATCTGTAATATCAATATTTGCACCAGCTGAATATTCAACTTCAGCAGTTAAATATCCTTGAGAATCTGTCCATGCAGTTGCCATTGCACTTGCATCAGATATTTCATTTGTCCAATCTTTTCCAGAAATATGTAAAAGACCACCAGAAATATAGCTAGTTATAATATCCGGAGTTATATTGTCTACACCAGATGGATATCCTTGCATTTGGTTAATAGCTTCACTTAAAGCATAACTAGAAGCATTATTGATTTCAGGATTCCAATCTTTACCAGAAATAACATGGTCAGTAATATCAATATTAGATCCAGCTGAATAGAAAGCTGTATCTCCCTGCTCAAAAGAAGTAATATCTAATTTTTCATTAAGTTCTGGAGTCCAATCTTTACCACTTATAATATGGTTTTCGACAGAAATATTTTCACCTGCAGAATAAGGCTGTCCATCGCCGCTAAATGAAATAACTGTCTGCGTTGGAGTATCTACAGAGAAATACAGCGGACTCTCTACACCAAGAGCAGCTGTATTAGCCGAAATCTTATATTCTTGATTGTTTACGACAATTGGTTCAACACCTGTATAAAGATGGCCACCCTGACCGCCTCCACGTAAAACCGTATGATTGCTATTTGTTGTAAGAGCCATAAATTCCTCTAATTATTTATACTACACTTATTTCCAGTCAGATGGTATTTGAGCTAATTCCGCTGCGCCTTGTGTTGTATTAATTCCACAATCAGAGAATGTTTCACTATGACTTGGTATATTTACTTGAGTTGAAGCTTGTTGATATAATGCCAATGCACCAGATTGAACAGCAAAACAAGCATAGAACATAAGGTTCATATTCTGAACATTGGATGTGTCAAATAAAGGAATAGATATTAAAGATGTGCAGAACTCGAACGTACCTATCATATCAGTAACTTTAGAGGTATCAAATAATGCTACAGAAGTTAAAGATGTACAGTACTCAAACACAGCGAACATATTAGTAACATTAGATGTGTTGGCGCCTAGAACTTCTAATAAATAGTGACTCCCCCAGAAATCTTCTGCAAATAATCTACTCCAGTCATTACTTGCTTTGTATATATCCCATACATTATTTGTGCTATCAACTAAAGTCCGAGAATTACCCATAGAAGGTGTATATCCTTTCACGAACTTACATCTTATTGTATTAGCTGGAAGTCCAAGTGGATTGTATTTATCAATAAAAATAGCTTTAGCTATTACATCATTTCCTATAAAGTTAAATTTATTACCTGTTAATATAGCTCCAGTAATATTATAATTTGAAAACTCATAACCAGAATTTGCAGTATTACTCAAAGTAACTTGGTCACCGATAAATCCAGAATTTTTATTTGCTGCAATAGTTCCATGGCCATCTGTTTGTAAAGTCAAATTCTTAGCTGTCTC